TGGACTTCGGCCAGGTAGATGACAACTACCTCTCTGAGGAGACACCACACCCGCCGATCATCACCCCCGCTATACTCCTCTCAGACATACGTGAGGAGCGCACCTCGAGCGACAAAGACTTAGACAGATACCAGCTCACCTTTACCGTGCGCCTCCTCATCGATGACGCACGCTTTGCCACAGCCACTGCACCCCAAGAGCATCTGCGGGCATACGATGAGACACTAGCCCTCACCGAGCGCATCATCACGCTACTCCTAAGCCTCAACCCTCGCATGACCCTAGAGTCACGCTCTGAGGCGCAACTGCGTGACTCGCTCCGACAATACAACCTCTCCTTCTCCCTAACCTCTAATTTCTAGCCTCTAACCTCTATGAACTCCTCCCTTATACAGCGCATCACAGAAAAGCAGGCTTCGCAGACCGCTCGCGATATGCAGCACTGGCGCCGTGCTAAGCAGGTCGCCACACGCGTCGACCTACCCAAGCGTGACCTACTTGATGACCTTGTCAACGATCTACTCTACGATACCCACCTCTCCAGTCAGATGGAGCTCAGACGTGACCGATCACTCGCCAAGCCCTACACAATACTAAAAGCTGACGGCTCTACAGACGAGGAGACGACCGCTCTCCTGAGTCAGTCGGGCGCCTTTAGCATGCTGATGCAGATAGCCCTAGAGACTCCCTTATTCGGCCATTCGCTGGTTGAGATCTTACCAGCTCCTGAGGGGCTTTTTACCGCCAACTTACTACCTCGTCGGCACGTTGTACCCAAGCTGGGGTGGATACTCTTCGACCTATCTGACAGCAAGGGCTATGACTACCGTAGCGATCCAGGCTACGGCAAGACGCTCATAGAGATGGGCGATCCCAACGATCTGGGCATACTCTTCGACTGCGCCCCTGCTACCATCTACAAGCGGTACGCAATGGCGTCGTGGAGCGAATTTTGTGAGATTTACGGCATACCGCCTCGTGTCCTCAAGATCAACACAGACGACAGCGAGGCTATGCAGCGTGCGGCCGACATGATGCAGCGCATGGGTAGTGCCAACTGGGCTATCGTGGACAAGGACGAGGATCTCTCCTTTGCTGCGGGCGTCTCGGACAACGGCAACATCTTCCAAAAGCTCATCTACGCTGCCAAGGAGGATGTGTCGCTCAAAATATGTGGCGCCACGCTCGGACAGGACACCCAGTACGGCAACCGCTCCAAGGAGGAGAGCAGCTTAGAGCTACTAGAGGCTAAGTGTAGTTCGGATAGACGTATGCTGGAGCGCATTATGACTAGCACCGTCTTACCCGCTCTCGCTCGCCAAGGCTTCATACCCGAGGGCTTGCGCTTTGCTTATCCACAAGAGGAGGACAAGGAGGCGCTCTGGACACGCACCGTCTCCCTCCTCCCATACTACAACGTGGACGAGGAGTGGATACGCAACACCTTCGGGGTGGAGATCACCGACGCCAAGAGCCAGCTACCATTTGGCGGGCAGTTAGCCATGCGCCAGCAAGCTCCTAACCGCCAAGAGCTAACAGCCAATGCGGAAGACCCTTTTTTCGGGTAAGGGAGAGTAGGTACCGCAGGCTCGATGCGCTGCTCTCCCAGCTTTACCAAGGCTCCTGCCACTGTCTACACGCTGACTCCTCCGAGCATCCCGAGATCCCCGAGTCAGCCATCAAGAGAGGTTACAAGGTCGTACTGCGTGCCGGCGAGATGACCCCCGAGATGCTCCGCGAGCGACCCATCAGACGTCTCATCAGTGAGACCGCTGGGGTCTACCTCCAGGCACTCGACGACAGCTCCATACAGTACGAGATCCCTGCCGAGATGAGACAGAGCCTCGAGCAAGACATCTTCGTCTTCTCAGGCTTCAAGACCTATCACCAGCTCAAAGAGGCTTCTGAGCTACTCCGAGACAACCAGGGACGTGTCAAGAGCTTCAACCAGTTCTACCAAGATGTCTCGGTCATACGAGATAAGTACAACCGCAACTGGCTCCACGCAGAGTACAACTTTGCCGTCAGCTCCGCACAGATGGCGAGCCACTGGGCTGAGTACCAGCAAGACGAGGAGATGGCCAACCTGCAGTACCGCACCGCTCTAGACGATAAGGTGCGCCCCGAGCATGCTGCCCTCGAGGGGGTGACGCTACCGATGAGCGACCCCTTCTGGGACACCGCCTTCCCGCCCAACGGCTGGCACTGTCGCTGTCACGTTATACCGGTTCTTAAAGAGGACTTCCCCCTGTCCAATAGTCAGCGGGCGCAGGACGCCTTCGACGATATGACCCAGGGCAAAGCCAGCATCTTCCGCTACAACCCCGGCAAAGAGGGCGTCATCTTCCCCCCGCATCACCCCTACTACGGCAAGCGTGGCTACAAGCACTGCCTCAACCCCCACCTCGCCACCTCCCTAGGCGACAACGAGGAGTGTGACGTAGTTCGTGAGCTAGATGGAGTAGACAAAGATAAACCCGACAAAGAGGGCTACACAACGATCGAACAAGGTGGAGCTACAATCAAAGTTCACAAAGATGCTGACCCCATCGAGGTTGACGACAACATTCGCACGGGACTAGACCTCGTAAGGTTTGACCCTACACTAAATGTCCGTGTTCGAGAGCATATTCGAGAGAAGGGCGTAAAGAACCCCGAGTTTGAAATCAATGAAGTTATTGCAGATGCTAAGCGAGTTCTCTCAGAAGAGGGTATCACATCAGGCTTCAAGACTGCGATAAAACAAGAAGCCAAGATTGTAATCATTGATTTCGACAAGAATTGTGCAGATCGAGCTATATCTTATCGCAAAGTAGCTCAAAAGATTGATTGGAGATCAAAAGACTTTGATGATGGAACCATTGAACGAGCTTATGTAATACACCGTAAACAAGTAATTGAGATCAGAAAAGAGGACTGCAACAAAGAGACTATCATGTCTATGCTCAAAGAAAAAGGTCTATGAGGATTGCTCATAGACCTTATCGGAGAGGCACAGCTTGAAGTTATCGCGCCTTTTTCGGCTCTACTCCGTCACAAAGGTAGCAACTATATCTGAGACAAGCAAATGCGGGGACGATATGTTCATTCTCTTGCACAATTCAAATGCTTTCTCTATCTTTGCAGTGTCTTAACCCCCCGAGAGCGGGATAAAGCTCTCACCACTACATAGGTCGAGGGCTATTTTTATACCTGCTCGGTACATATCAAAGAATCCAATCATTGGATACTCGCACCCCTGTGTGTTAGCTATAATGGCGCACAAACTGCCGCTCGGTGGGTTAAGACAGCAGGACAGGCGAGTATCCACTTTTTTATACCAAACAGTTATGTCTTATAACATCGACAATCGTCCAGCTCAGACACAAAACGAGCCCACCACACGCCCACAGCTCACCGAGCTACTACAGACCACGCAGCTCTGTGGCGTATCCCTCTCCGTCTACGGCACCCCCGCCGAGCCACTCTTCCTCGCTAAAGAAGTTGCGGAGATCTTAGATCACTCGCAAGCATCTAAAATGGTGCAGATGGTGGACGAAGACGAAAAGGGTAGGAATATTGTTCCCACCCCTGGAGGAAATCAAGAGATGTGGTTACTGACCGAGCAAGGGCTTTACGAAGTGCTGATGCAGTCGCGCAAGCCCGTAGCACGTCAGTTCAAAGCAGGCGTCAAGGCTCTCCTCAAGGCACTACGCACTGGCGAACAGCCCGCAGCTAACAGCCAACAGCCAAACGCCAACAGCCAGCCCTCCGGCACCTACCTACGCCGCACGGCACGACTCATGCAGAGCGTCAGCAATCAGATGCACGAGCTGCGCCGCCGCTTTGCCGAGCTCGACGAGGCAAGCCAAATGCTAGCGACCAGCCGCCAAGAGCCCACGCCCATCGCTGGCATCGAGCCGATCATCATGCGGGGCAGAGCTTGGTACCCACTCAAAGCACTCCTCAAGAGCGTGACAGGCTCTAAGGACCCCAAGATAGATAATTACACCGAGCGTTACCCCGACCGCACGATGGTCTACTATCAGATGAGCTACTGCGACGAGCCCCTCGCCCGCTACATCGTAGCCCGCACGGAGCTACGCCAGCGTCAGGAGGCACTCACAGCACCCCTATTTGACAACTTCTAATCCACCCACCACTATGACCACCCTCACACAACAAGAGGGGATGACTATTCGCATCCCCAGCTACAATACCGTCTACGACTGGGCGGCTCTGATGAAGACTATGACACGTATGCACGCCTTGGCAAGTGCCAGCGAAGAGCTACGCCTAGAGCCCAGCGACCATTACGAGTATATGCTCTTTATGGACGAGCTGATAGACCTCAGGGTCGATGAGGAGAACTTAAACGAATTAGAGCAATGAAAGTCCTAATCACAAAGCTCCTAATCGCTATAGCTCTAGCAAGCCTAGTGTCATGCTTTGGAGCCTCTCCAGGAGCCGATGTCCTAAGCACTCTTTTGACAGCCTATAGCGTTGTTTTCTCCGTGTTTGTAAGCTTTGCCGTCTCCTTTAATCTAAGAGAGGTCAGAAATAGTACAGTACGAAACTCCATCCTCAAGCCCATCTCTAGCATGACTCAATGGGCTATTATCGACTTCGTCTATACGACCATCTTCTATGCGTTGTGTCCAGCGAAACCTATGCGAGTCCTTTGGCTTGACATATCAACCTTCTTGCAGGTATTGATCTTGATTAATATGATCTCTGTGGCGTTTACCTTTTGGACTTTACGCAAGCTAAGAACTAAGCTAGAGGAGGAGCTTCAGAAGGAAGATGAGGAGAGACAGCTCTAGAATAGAGAAGAGGATGAAATTCGTAGCCATTTCGTCTAAACAGGTCTCTTGAAGAAGACCACAGAACTCCATACTTACAGCTAACTGACTATAACTCTGAGTTGTAGTCAGTTTTCTTTTGTATATACTCTTCGTTACTTTGGCTCGCCAAAGTAACATAACAATGACCGAGCTACTACAGACCCAAGCGACTACCTCGCCTCTCACCTCCCAAATCGACCATTTTGTGCCCATTTTCCCTGCCAGCTCCTTTCGGGGGAGCCCCTCAAAGGCTAGACCTTGGTAAATTCGCGCGGAAAGTTGGTAAATTTCTCGTATAATCCTAGCGAGCATAAATCGCTCATCGCAACAAATAAAGTCGCTCAAATCGCCTGCAAATAGCCTTTCATATCTCCTCAACCCTCCAAACCACCCGAAATCCCCCCAATTACTCATTACTCATTACTAACTGCTCTAACCGCTCATACTCAATAACTTTACCAATTTCCGGCCCGCATTTACCGCCCTCTAATCTCTAACTTCTAATCTCTAATCTCTAAATGTACCGACGCTACCACGGCATCATCCCGAGCTGCGACCCGCAGCACAGCTACACCATCACACTAGAGCGTGACGACGCCTCCACGAGTCACCCGATGCGTGAGCTCACCTTCTACGGCGAGGGCTTCACCATAGAGCGCGAGCCACAAGAGACGATCATGACCCCGATACTGCCCACGAGACTAGTTCTCTACCTGCAGAGCGAGGCAAACTTCCAGTTCGAGCATATAGCACGAGACACCCACGAGTGGACAGCCCGCCTCCAGCTAGATGACAAGACGATCTTCCTCGGGCGCATCGAGACGGGACTATACGAGGAGGACTTTGCCGAGCCACCCTACGAAGTGCGTCTCACCGCCACCTGCGGTCTGCAGTCTCTCTACGACCGTGACCTCATAGCGGAGGAGATCCCAGTCAATCAAGCGGGTGTCATCTCCGTACGAGACTTCATCAACTACCTGCTCAAGGGGGCTTACCCACGGGGCTATCAGCGCAACTCACTCTTTCGTCAGTCGGTCGCTACAGAGCCGATCTACATCGACCCGCTAGCTTACGACAGTAGCGACAAGCCCCTCAAGGAGGGCGAGGTGCTGGAGACGCTCCTGCACGACCTCTGTCTCAATGTACGCTCCTCGGGCGGGCTCTTTGTCGTTGCCCCCGCGCTATACTTTCCGAGCAATGTCACGCCCTACAAGCTAGGCAGTCAGGGGACACCCATCTACGCCACCCCTCAGCTGCAGAGCGACCGAGGTATCGGCCAGCTACACCTCACACTGCCTAACGAAGAGACCCCCACACTAGCACCCTATAGGACTCCAAAAGACCCAGTCGCCATAGGCTCTATCGAACATCTCTATGGGGCTAAGGGCAAAGTCAACCCACCCAAGATCCACCAGCTGGCAGTCACCCAAGCCAGCACCGCTAAAGCACCTTCTGCCGATGAGCAGCAGCGTGGCGTCACCCTCAAGCTATCCAATACGAGTCAAAACACCACCCAGCAAGGCGTACTCTTAGGCACATTCATCGAGTCTCCCTTCTGGAAGACCCCCATTGAGGTGACCGTGCCGATGCGCTTTACTATGGCAGAGGGCAAGACCATCCCTAAGGCTGGAGACATACAGCTCTGCATCGATGCTTATCTCTGCTACAACGACACCGCCACAGGGCAATACGAGGTCTGCTATCAGGCGACCATCGGAGCGGTCTATCGGAAGTTCTACTTCACCGACCCGATCGCTTACTCCAATGCGGAGGATCGAGAGCAGATCATAGGGCGCTACAAAGTTGGGGGGATGGGTATGCGACCACAAGAGGGCAGCACAGCGGGCTGGACGGACTGCCGTATGGCGCACAATGTGGTGAAAGATGATATACGCACAGATCAATATTTGACCTTTGCCGACGAACTAGAAGCAAACCGTAACTACAGCAAAGTCCCCGCCACAGACCTCTTCGTGCCAGGCGAGTTCGCCGACTTCCACTTCACCTTCTTGCCTCCCCTCGCCCACATTATGGAGTACCACAACAATAGACGAGCACAGCGTGGCGAGAAGCGCAAGCCAACCCCCAACTACCTCCTCCTGCGCATCTCGAGCGACTTCTGGCATATTGTAGATTCCGACGTCACACGCTTCTCCCCCGACCGCATAGACCTCGGTAAGGTCACGGTAAAATATCAGTCAAAAGAATATAAAGAGCACCCCTATACCGAGTGGCTCACAGCAGACCGAGCCACCACATACCTCCGCAGACTAGAGGAGCAGCTCACCTACGCCACCAGCGAGGCTAGTTTAGTCCAGCCTATCGGGCTCCGCTACAAGTTTCTCAACGAGCAGGGCGACTGGCTACCCACCATACAAGGCGGGCGCACACTCGTCGAGTACTTTGCCGAGCAATACATGCGAGCCTACGCACGCCCTTACGACACCCTCACAGCCACCGTGCGGAGCCAAGCACGCCCCCACGGCATAGACCTACAGCAATACAGCGTCAAGGGTCGACCTGGCCGAACTTACTACGCCATGGGCTCCCTCTACCACCCGGGCGAAGGCTCCTCCGAAGAGCTCACCCTCATCGAGGTACCCACCAGCCAAACCGAAGAAACACGCTTCACTAGTTAGCCCCTTCGCAATCTATAGATAGCCGACAGGGAATCTATAGATAGCCGTTCGCCAATCTATAGATAGCCACCCCCCTAACTTCTAACTTCTAACCTCTAACCTCTAACTTCTATGCTCTATCTCCGCCCCCAGCGCGTCTACAAGCCCTCCGCCGCATTGCAATACAACTCAGACGGCTACCTCGCTCACATCCTAGACCAATTGGACGAGTCGCTCTACCGTCTGCGACTAGAGACCCCTCGAGGCACCTCCATCACCGAGGACAATAGCCAGATCACCTGCTACGCACACATCTTTGACAAGAGAGACGGCACCGAGCTCACCGACCTGCTCAAGGGGCGAGGCTGGCGCCCCACCTGGCTACTCGACGGCAAGCCCATCGATAGCTCACGCATCAGCGAGGAGGGCTATCTGCTCACACTCGAGACCACCCATCTACCCGCTATCTATCAGACCGTCACACTACAGGCGCGTGACACCGACATACTGCTAGCCCTCACCGACGAGTCGCAAGACAAAGCGTGGCTCCAGCGCGTCATAGCTAGTGGAGACTTTCCCACGCACCTCCTCCAGTCGAGCGAGAAGCTGCTCAACGTCACGCAGCTCAACACGATACGTGTCGAGGGGCTAGAAGATATCAAGCGAGACCTATCCAAGGATATTTCTGCCAATAGGACTGCTCTCGAAGAACTACACAAGAACCCCCTCACCGTCGACAAAGACGGCTACTGGCGCGTCTGGGACATCACACAGCACCAGTACATCACCACGCAGTACCAGTCTCGTGGAGACAAAGGAGAGCGAGGTGAAGCTGGCGCGACTGGTGCCAAAGGCGACAAGGGCGACAAGGGCGATAAGGGAGACAAGGGCGACAAGCCCGTCATCACGCTCAACGATAAGTATCAGCTCCTCGCAGACGGTGTGCTCGTCAGTGCCGTATCACTCAAGGGGGAGCTAGGCCAGGCTGGCGCAACTGGTGCCAAAGGGCGCGACGGCAAGAACGCTGGTCGCTACCTCGGCAAGGCAACCAGCATAGACACAACACTCTCTAGCAACTACTACCCCGAGCGCGGCAGTAGCTGGAAGACAGCCGAAGAGGGCGACTACGTATACCTCACGAAGAGTGACGGCGACTGGCGCAAGGACACCTACTACATCGTCCGTGAGCGCCAGAGCAGTACCGTATGGGAGGAGTACAATATCAAGGGGCGCTCACCCGAGGTCTATCTAGGCAGAGACCACTACCTCTACGTGGACGGAGCCAAGCAGCAATACCTTAAGGGCGACACGGGAGATAAAGGAGATAAAGGAGATAAGGGCGACAAAGGAGAGCGTGGAGACCAAGGCGACAAGGGCGAGGACGGTCACAGCCCCAGCCCCACGGAGGTACTCGGCAGCCCGGACTTTAGCAAGCTGCTCGCGCATGAGGTAGACCGCTCCGTGAACCCCAAGCTTATCGACCATCAAGAACGCATCGAAGCGGTCGAGGAGACATACAACGTCATCGTCTCCACACGAGGCGAGATACGCAACGCTAAGGTCTACGATGGGGTAATCATCGATGGTACACCAGCCATACAGCACACGGCACACATCTACAGCCTACTTGGCGCAGACAGGAATACAACACTCGGACATAAGCTCACATGGACGATCAACAAGGGGCGCACGGCAGAGACCGACAAGCCACGAGAGCGCACCGTCACGGGGCTCATCTGCAATGTCTACGACTCAGACCTCGTAGACAACGGCATCACCCCACGATACTACGACATAGAGCTAGAGAGACGCGAGCCAGGCGCAACCACGCTAGAGTACAAAGCGCACGTCACGTCACAAGACTCCGCAGGATCTAAAAACCTAGTACAGGATGGACTATCCCAAGAGACTCTAGTAGACGGCTGCTTCCAATACAGGCTCTACACCACAGCCTACGACAGAGAGGGTACATTCACTTTCTCATTCGAGGTATCACGTGTCAAGCGCCCACCAAAGGGAAGACAGTTTCTGATCAAGTTCTTCCCAGGTAGCCGCTATGAGCGGCTAGAGTACATCCCATTTGAAACTGGGAAAAAGCGGTATAGCGTCACAACGATAATTGCAGAACATGCTACTGAACTTACTACTGCACCTGACAAGCCTATAGACCTTATAGAAGTATACCCCAATAGTAAAGAAGAGTATTATAAAGACCCTAACAGTGGCGACCTTGTGCTGGATTATGTCAAACTAGAGCGAGGCGCCGTCGCCACGGAGTGGACACCCGCTCCTGAAGACCTATTACGTGATATATCCAAGGCAAACAAAGAGATAGCCGAGCGCGCTAGCGCCGTACACCTGGACAATGCCTTTGAGTACATACGCAACATCCTCAGAGAGCTAGACAGTGCACGGAGCTATACCATATCCGAGAGCGGGTACATATCTAGCTCTGTACACAATACTTGTCGCACAGCCAGCAAGGAGGTGGTCCCCGCTAGCATGACCTGCAGTATACCCAAGACACATCCGCAGATACGCCTCACGCTACGCTCCGACTACGACACGCTCAAAGCGCAAGTGCAGGATCTAGCTATCAAGGTCGCACAGCTTGAAGCTCGTAACGTCATCAAGCCCGACCCCTCTCGCGGAGGGCAGTCCACCATCTACCCCAAGTACGACGAGTGGATACTCACCAGTGACACCCTGGAGCAGACCATAACATTCGCAGGGCTCAATGCCGAGATAGGCAGGAGCATCTACATACAGACACGCAAAAAAGCCTATCTAAGCGCAAACAGACACTCCTTCTACGGATTGCCAGGTAATTCCAACAGCATCAAAGTCGATCAGCCCCTCGCAGCTAACACGACCTACCGCTTCGTCCGTGCCTCGGCTACCTCGTGGTTCGTGACCGCTAGCTCGTCGCCTTATCCCTGGACTTAACTCCTCACTCCTAACTATCTATTATCTTTGCACATGTAGTCCCCACTCATTGGGACTTGAATTGAAACGCACTATGCTGATTACACCTACCGAGATGAACTCCGTGGTCGACGCCTACAAGCTCGACCAGATGACGGACAATACGCCCGCCATCACCGCCACCTGCCTGCGTGCTGCCGAGGCGCGCGTCATGAGCTTCTTAGCCAGTCGATACGACATAGAGGCTATAAGCCACGTGCCCGCCGACAGCCCGCTACTTGCCGACCTCAAGGAGATGACCAAGGACATCGCCCTCTATCTCATCATGCGCCGGCACAACGTAGACATAGCCTATAGCCGTGTCGTAGAGAGCTACAAGCTCCACACCGAGTACCTCGCACAGGTAGCCCGTGGCGAGATCAGACTGCCGGGACTGCCTCTCAAGACAAACGAACAGGGAGACATCACCACGCACCTCCTCATGGGCAGCCGTCCTAAGCGAGACTTCAACTTCTAATCAACCTCTAATCCCATGCACGAAAACCGACTACGCAAGATCCAGCTGGTACAGGCTCTAGCCAAGCAATACTACGAGCCCGAGCGACTAGACCGCTGTCTAGCCGAGGTGTGGCGCAAATGGGTCTACCCACAGTACCCCATCTGCTACGAGACCTTCCGCAGATACATGAAGGTAGACCTCAAGGCTGCCAAGGAAAGCGTCACACGAGCTCAGTCCAAGCCTCACCAGTACGACCAGACGCTACTCTTCTAACAGCCAAATGAATCTCGACCAGCGAGCTATCGAGGAGCGACTAGCCAGACGTCTCTCCATCATCATGCGTCAGGAGACTGACGATGCCTTCCGCGCCAAGGCGTGGGGCGGTGTACCCTGGGCACCCACACGATGGGTCAATATGCGGGGCAGTCTCATGCTCCGCACGGGTGCCCTCCGCAGGTCGCTCACATTCCGCACCGAGGGCAACCGCGTCATCGTCTCCAGCTCCATGACTTATGCCCAGATACACAACGAGGGCGGGGTCGTCACCGTACCCGTCACGGACAAGATGCGGCGCTACTTCTTCGCCATGCACCACAAGACAGGCGTGCAGCGCTACCTCGCCATGGCACTCTCACGCAAGCAGCAGTACCGCATCGTCATACCTCGCCGCCAATTCGTCGGCATCACACCAGAGACCCACAAGCGACTAGCGGCTAGACCTTAGAAGCACTAGTTAAGCTTTCCTTAAAAGCTCCCACACCATGCAGAGAGCGGTCACCCACACTTGGTAGATGACCGCTCTCATTGTATAGTGGCGTTAGCCTACTTAATCATCGCTCAGTATCCCTCCTGCCAGCAGGAAGAACGCCCCCGCTAGGAGGAACGTATTAAGCCCCAAGAGGAGCAGGAGCCAGTCTGGCACCACCGCCGACGTGCTATCACACAGATAGCTGGCAGCTAGGACACTCTCGGCCAGCAGCACCAGTGCCAGCACGATGAGGATATAAAACGATTTCATTGCTTTACGCTTGTTGTAACACATATTATATACTGTCTTAAAGTCAAACATTCTAAGTTCTTAAGGGCTAGACCCTAGAGGTCTAATCTCTAACCTCTAAAGTCTAACCTCTAATCTCTAACCCCGCTCATCGCTAGCGGTACAGCGTGCCACTCGCCCGTGTCCTCAGCCTTCACGTCGAGGCGTATGTAGCTCTTGGACACCTGCGGATTGTACGACTGCTCGATGATGCGCACACCCTCCAGGAAGGTGTCGCTACCGCTCTCCTCAGCCAGGCGGCGCAGCTGTAGCACACGGCTAGCCTGTATCTGCCCAGCACGATTGCGTGAGAGCAACTTCAGCACGGCACTCACCAGTGCCGACGATGTATCATCCTTTGCCAAGCTCTCCAGGTAGCCACGCACCATCCGGATACCCTCCTCGACAGTGTCACGGTAGCTATCTATCGTGTAGTTGCCCAGCGTCACGCGGATCGTCGAGTCCGAGTTTGTGAAGGTGTGGCTGTACTGCCCCCCTTCCTTTGCGAGACCCATCTGCTCCGTCTTCATGTCGATCACCGCCTGGAAGTTTTCGAAGACAGTCCGCTTGACCAGCTCCATATCCTCCGACAGCTGACTCAGAGCCGTGTAGGCAGAGGCAACCTCCGTGTCCACCAGCTCCGCATACTGCTCGCGAAAGGCTTGGCGCTGACGAGCCTCCTCCTGCTTCGCCTTGTAAGCCCGAAAAGCCTGTAGCTCCTCAGCGCTAATCTGTTCTGTTGTTTCCATATTCTTATTCGCTAATTGGTTGATAATTGATTGCTAACTGTTCGGTCATTGACCGCTAAAGTCTCAGGTCTAAAGTCTAATCTCTAACCTCTAAGGATTCACACTCCTTCATCCATCGTGACACCTCACGGAGGTTGTCCGAGGCAAGGCGGGCATTACGCGCCGCATGCGACACCAGGAGCGAGTCCCAGCTAGAGAGCGACGAACTACTCGACAGCTCGCCCAGCTTGTAGCGCAGCGCACTCGCCTCGCGCTCCAGCGACAGCACCTTGCGGTACAGCCCGCTCAGCTCCTGCGCATCACTCACTTGTTCACTCATCGCTTTTGTCATCTTCGTATTCCTCTATGTACGTCAGGGCAGATTTGCATACTTGAAGCAACTCAGGACACTTAATGAGGGCTGTAATCAGAGCCTCCGTATTCCTAATCCTATCCCCTTTTTGCACCAAACCGACTTCATCGCCTTCGGTCACGATGCATAAGACCGACCGATTGTCGAGATCGTCGCATGCCCAATCGTATAGGGCATCAGTCACTTGTTCCATCATCGCTTTTGTCGTTAAGTAGTCCATATGTGTCCATCAGTTCCTTTTCTGCGTCATACGCTTTCTGTAGCCCTATGAGGGCATCGATTATGCACGGTACAGCATCTTTCATTGCGCCACATGCGTATGATAGGTGCATATGAGCGTCTCTGTCTAAGACGTCCTCCTCCATAGTGTAGAAATCGTAGATGCGCATCTTCATATTTTCAACCTCCTCTCGGAGTTTGTCCACCTTACGTCCTATTTCCTTCAGTGTGTTTAGTCCATCTCGTGTCATAGTCTCTAACTTCTAAAGTCTAACCTCTAAATCCCTTCAGCATCTGCTGTATAGCCTTGTCAGCGCTGAAGTCCTTCTTCTTTCGCTTCCGTTGGAGCTCCTCCGTGATCTCAGCCACGCTCTCCAGGTCGCGCGTCTTATGGTTGAAGGCAAAGATTAGCGACCGCATACGCTCAGGCGGGATCTTGTTAAAGCTGTCGTAACCAGAGGCACGCACGGCCGTAGCCTTGATCGTGTCAATGTTCTCCTCGTAGCCTGCCGTGCGCAGGTAGCGACCGATGCACGCTATCAAGCGCTTGCGCAGGCGGTCTTGGTGCTCATTCAGGTTAGACGAGATCGTAGCGATCACATCGATCAGCTGATGCTGCGTCAAGTCGCGACTGCTCTCCACGCCGTAGCTAGAGAGGATAGCGTACCGCTCCGACTCGCTCAGCCCGGCAGAAGCAGCCACCGCATGGTACTTGCGGATCAAGTCCCGCTGTACCTTGTCCATGATTGGGTTCTCTTTCATATTCATTATCTAGTTAATAGTGATACCTTATTCATTACTCATCAGCGTCGCCCACACCGCCCTACGCACCATGCGCAGGTCATAGTCGCTCTCCTTAGCGATCTGGCGGATCGTCGAGACATTCTCGATACCATTACGTGAGCACACCAGAGCCACATCCTCATCATCGATCGAGTCTAAACGAATGAAGTGACGACCTAGACGGCTGTAGATCTCCTCGTAGCCACGCTTGCCCAGCGTCAGCCCACGCTGGATGCGCTTCTCCAGGTAGCTCGTCGACTGCAGCACCAGACCACAGCGACCCTCCAGCAGATTGTACAGCGTGATGAAGAAGTACAGCACCGGGTCACTCAGCTTGTCAGCCTCGTCCAGCACGATCAGCGGGTGATCCTGCTTGCTCAGCGTAGAGACAGCCACATCCATCAGCTCCTCCACCGTACCACCCTGAGCACCGCAGCCCAGGCTCTTCACCAGCTGCTGGATAAAGACCTTCTTGCGCCAAAACTCAGCACAAGCCAGGTGGTACACATTGCTATGCGTCTCAGCATACTGACGCACAGCCTCGCTCTTGCCCGTGCCAGCACTACCCACGATACCCAGCGTCAAGCTATTGCGCTGTGCCTCCGCAAGGAGGAAGCCCATCTTGCGGTAAGCCTTAGTCGGCGCTATCTGCCAAGTGCGCTCCGTAGAGGCTCCCAGCTGATTAGCCAAGTTGCGCCACATAGGGTCTGCTATGTCGTCCCACGTACCGCGCAGCATCTTGTTGATCGTCGCAGAGCTCACGCCATCTAGGCTGTTCGATGCCTTCTTTTGACTCCCTTTGAGCCGTACGTAACGCTCCAGGCGCTCCACCACAGCTCTCTTCTCATCTTCGTTCATACTCATATCTATTTAAGTGTTTGTATATAGTCCAAGGTCTAACCTCTAATTTCTAATCTCTAACCTCTCATTTCCAAAACAGGTCATAGTCCACCTCCTCAAAGTCCGCCTCCTCGCCTGAGCCCAGCTGACTATTGATCAAGCTGCGCTCATCCTTGTGCTGACCCTTACTATCCAGGAGCATCAGACGGTTCAGGATATTCTTACCCACCTCATTCTCCTCTAGAGCTACATGCACGAGCTCATGAGCCGACATGATACGCTCCTCCACAGACTCACGCTGAGCCTTGTTGTAAGCCTGCACACGAGCCAGCTCCTCACGATCAGCCGCACTCTGCTCAGCCAGAGCCATAGGCTGCACATACTTCTCATCCAGCAGATAGCGACGCGTGTCCCCCTCCGTAGTCACCAAGATATTGCTCAGGTCGTCAGGATCGTAGTAGACACTCCAGTCAGCGTCTGCATGCTCCCTAAAGGTCGGGTCAAATGTGTCGTAAGCACGGCGCACACCCAGCAACTGAGGACGCACACCGCAACCCTCCAGCTGGATAGTCCGAGACGTCGTCTCGCCATAAGCCAGCAGATAGTCCGCACGCGTCATCGGCAGGCGGTACTTATCAGGCAGGCGAGTCAAGAGCTCCAAGAGCTCAGCGCGCTTCTGAGCACGCTCCGCCTCTATAATCTCCACCAACTGCTGGCGACAACCAGCTTCGTCGGGGAAGCAATGTCTCAAGGCATTCTTTGCCTCACTATTAGGCTGCTTATTCGGGTCGGTCGTGATACCATACCCAGCCCAGTTGTGCAGCACCTTGCAATACCTGTTATTAAGGTAGCCGAAGTACCGCTCGATGGGCTTAGCCTTAGCATTCCGAGCAGCCGCAGGAGTGACCCACTGACCAGCCTTGCTGTACAGCTCACTCATCTTCTTGATAGCGTAGCGGTCACTCTGTATCTGGCAAGCACGTAGCATCTCACCCGTCAGCTCACGACTATGCAGCGCAGCATTGCGCAGTGCCTCCTTGATCAGCTCGGGCGTCTCGTGGTCGCCGATAGCATACCCCATAGGATAGTCGCACGACGTGTCTAGCACCACAACCATCGTCAGGCGATTGTGATAAGTCACCACCGTGCCACTCTTGCGCTCCGTGCGCCGCTGATAAAGCAACTCAGCAGTCCACCCATCCAGACTCCAGTGCAGGAACGGTGCCGTAGGCTTAGACCGACGCACCTGCATAGACTTAGACGCCTTAAACTTCGTGGCACCCAGCCGCCCATAAGCCGTCTCCTGAGGGTGGCTCTTGCGCCAATTGCGCACCGTCGAGGCGGTGATCGTACTCCAGCAGGGCGACTGACTCGCTGCTATACTATTATATAGAGAGGCGATACGCGTATCCTCTAGATTATTGTACTGAGTCACCAAGACCAGCAGCACAGCATCCTGCTCCTCGGTGAGTATCTTGGTGGCGTTTGTGTTTTGGTACAGCTTGTGGATCATTGACCCAAAGCCCTCACGCTTGTACAGCGCATACTTACGCTGCAAGCTACGAGCATTCTCGGGCAAACTATTAGGATAGCGCTCCTTAAGCCGTGGCATAGACTCAGCCATCTCCGTCCAAAACTCCGTCTTGCTCTTCTTCACCCCCTCGCCACGCGTCAGCTTCTCCAGCTGGCGATCGATAGCATCCAGGATAGCGCAGTTGTTCGCATACTCACGTTGCTTAGCCACCGGCAAGTGCCTACCGCTCTTGCGCTCCTCCGACTGACCACCTGCGGGAGCCTCCTCCGTGGTCGGCTCGCCCAGCAGATAAGTCGCAAAGTAATGCTCCGCAGCCGCATTAGGCTCGATAAGATCCATAAGTCCCTCGCTCCTCTGACGCTCAGCCAAGTCCGGATAGCGACGATACACCTCACGCCGATACCGTACAGGCAAGCTCTCCACATCATACATTGCCCCCCGACCATTACCGCCCATCACCACACGACGCACCTTACCTCGCTGGCAAAGCTTCTTGAGAGCCTCGTAGCTCATAACATCAGGCACGAGGTCTTTGTAGTTGATGGATGACATGGAGACGCACATAGACTGGCTGGGTGGTAGAGGGGTCTACTTATTCATCTGTGTTCGCTGTCAGGTAAGACGTGGAGAGATCTTGTGAGAGAGGGTAGTCTCTCATATAGGTATCCAGCATCTTGCGCACCATCGTCACTGACAGATCATACTGCGCTGCCAGGCGAGTGTGCTTCTGATTCTCGCTAAGAGCCTCTTCACTATTCTGCATTTTGCGATAGTCTTCATAGATTGCCGTGTTGCGCAGATAGCGTTCGATGTCTCTATGGGGTACTAGTAATCTCATTATTCTATTACCTTTGTATTACACTTACGGTGCAAAGGTAAGCAAGATAATTTGATTATGCAAGAAAAACGGCAGGAATCTTCGACGATTAAGCGAAATATATTGCGCTACTTAGAATCCAAAGGCATTTCCCAATACCAGTGCTATAAGGACACTGGAATAACGAGAGGTGTCCTGGGGCAGTCCACGGGCATTAGTGAAGATAACTTGATTAAATTTCTTGACCACTACAAAGACGTTTCTATAGAGTGGCTAATAACTGGAGACGGGGATATGCTATTAGATGAGAGTGCCACTAGAACAACCCAGCACGTGAATGGAAACAACAACACGTTCGCAGGCAGAGATCTGAACACATCCGTTGCAAACCTCCCTGAGCTGATTGCTATGACCGATCAGCATCAATCCACGATCTCAGATCTAGTCTCCACAATCAGCAAGCAGCAAACCACCATCAGCAATCAGCAGACGACGATCTCTGAGCTAGTCAACACCGTCAGCCGTCAGCAACAAGATATATCGTTGTTGCTAGGGCATAAATCAGATCAAGATTAGACAGCCAAGCTTCACTTCTCTTCGGTGTGACATTTTGTCATTCTGAGATCCGAGCGCGATCTTACTTCAGCCGTTTCAGGGGCGTGATTTGTCCCCCCAACTGTCCCCCCAACTGTCCCCCC